TTAAGCGTTTAACTGATATGGATTTTTCAAAAGGATTTAAATCTATAAGAGATTATCTAAAAACATTAAGAGAAGACGATAAAATTTCTTTTAAACAAATGTCTTTAATTATGGATCAAATTGAAAAAACTTCGTTTGACAATGAAAAATCAAAAGACAAAACTGTTAATTATATAAAGAAAGTATTAAGTGAGATATCTGAAAAGTCAGAACAAAAAACATTAAGAAAATTAGCGGCACAAGCTGGAAAAAATATTAAGAAACTTATAGGTAGAATGTTAGCTGGTAAAGAAGATGGTGCAACTATATCGTTAGAAGAACAATTATCATCATTGGTAAATATAGACCCATCTGTTATTCCAAATAAAGTATATAAAACTTATAAATCTATTATAGAACAAATAGGGCAGCGTACTAAAGCTTTTGATAATGTAGAGGAGGCTGGAATTATGGCTGAAAAAGTTCAAGAGGTATTAGCAGCTGTAGCAGAACAGGAACAAACTCTTCCACAGCTTACTCAGGCTTTTAATAATTTTGAGGGAAAAGTATTATATAAAAACGGTAAGGTTAATTATTTAGACACCATAGCTAAAATGCTTAAAGAAAATATTATTACAGAGGAGGATGCCGCTTTGATGAAAAAATATAAAAAAGACATTAATAGTAAGCCAGATGCTCAACCTAAAACAGAAGAAGAAATAGCTGAAGAAAAAAAGGTTTTAATTAATGAGATTGATAATATTAAAGTAGATAACGACAGAACTGCCCCAGCAAGCCCTAAAAGTTTTCCTTCTGAAATATCACGAAGAGCAGCTTATGCCTTTAATAAATTAATAAAAGATATATCGGCTTTAGAAGGAATGTCTGTGGATGATTTAAAATTAATTATACGAACAGTAGACTCTTTGAATAAAGGTTATATGCCAGTTTCATTAATCAGTAACTTAAGTTCAAAACTAAATGCTAATAAAAATGTGGCTAAAGTGGCTGATAAATTTAGCAAATTTGATTTTCTAAGCGTTTCAAAATTATACGCAAAAGTTACGTCTTTGTTCAACAAGAAAGACAACTTCGCTTTAAACGCTATAAAAAGAAACACCTTATATGGTATTGATCAGTTGTTAAATAATTTTGGATCTATGGATCTTTATAATTCACTATTTAAACCTATGGCTAAAGCTTATTCCTCTTTTAAGACTGCAAACCAGCAGGATGGAAACTTAAGAGAAAAGGCGGCTAAACTTTTAAATAGACAGTTTTTGAAAAATCCAAACAAAATTATTGAGTCTAAATATAAGCAAATGCTTTACCGTATTCAGTTAGAATACATCTCTAATCCAGAGTTGCGAGATAAAAAATTACAAAGTGCTGATAAGTGGCTTGATGAGAGTATAAGAGATTATGAGAAAGGAACAGAGAATCCAGACAAAAGAGTATTAAATTTATTAAAAAAATTACAAGAAGATTTTGTTGAAGACGGAGAGTTGAATAATGATAAACTTTTTGATAGTTTTAGCAAAAGAGAAAAAGAAGCATTAAAAATTTTACAAGACATAGATACTAAAAACCAGGAGAAGGCTCAATTTGCAGCAGAAAGAAGGGGGGAAGGTTTTATCCCTAGAGTAAATTATGTTCATATTGCTGTTAAACCTAGTATAAGCGATAAGGTTTCTGATCCCAACAAAGATATTATAGAAAACTTTATGAGTTCTTCGTCTGTTAACAGGCCTTCTACAAAGTCTAAAGCTGGTATAGAGCGTACAGGAGCTGTTAGTCCTATATACTGGGATTCTTTCCAGGCCTCAGCAAGAGGTTCTAAGTTTACCAATTTAGATTATTATATGACTGACGGTGTTAAGGAGTCTAACTACGCTGTAAATAAATTAATAAGTACAGTAAATGAAAAAAATCCTGCTGGTGTTAATGAAAACACTCAAAGAATATTGACAGCGTTAGCTGACGCTCAAAAAGAAGTTATTAATAATGTATTGGTAGATAGCTACACAGATAATACTTTTGCAGATGAAATTGTAAGTAATATACAAAAACTAGGTTACAGAACTATGCTGGCTGGTGCGAAAAGATTTAGTGCTGAGGTTATAGCCAATATGCAATTTGCCATTACACACCCTGTTCTTTTTGCTCAAGGTATTAGCAAAGCAAATAGTCTTCCAAATGCCACTTCTTTATCTACTATAATGAAGAACTTAGGATCTTCAGTAACAACAAGGGTAACAGGATCAGGATTAAATTCTTCTAAAATTGACACTGGTTTATTAAACACTAGAGAAACAGCAGCAGACACTTTAAGTAGTAAAATGGGTAACAAGATTATGCAAATATGGAGGTTGTCTGGAAAAAACTGGGGTAAAGGTGTTGCTATAATAGCAGACTCTATTATTAGTGCACCTGATAAGATGATTACTCAGCCATTCTGGAAAGCTACTTTTGCAAACACTTTTAAAAAAGAAACTGGTAAAAACCCTGATTGGACAAAAATTGAAGCTAATGATGAGGTTTATATGACAGAAAACAAAGATGCTTTAGACGCATCAACTGACGCCGCTGATAGATGGACTAATACTGTTGGGTCTTCTGACAATCCTTTTATGAGGTCTATAAAAGATGCTAATCCTAAAACAGTTCTTGGAGCAGTTTTTGCTAATTATAATAGTTTTATGTTAAACTTCTTGAAACAAGAATTTATATCAGCTCGTCAAGGTACTTATGAGTTAATGGGTAAAGGAGATAGAACAAGAGGTCAAGGAGCACAACTTTTAGCCGCAGTTAGTTTAAGAATGACAGCTTATACTTTTGTATTAAAGGTAATGAATGACGCATTGTTTGATGCGTTAGGCCTGGATGATGAGGATGAAGATCCTAAAGCAATAGAGCAGCAACTAGCCCAGTCTCTTGCAACTTCCTTTACAAGTTTATTTTTAGGAAGAAACTTTGGTAACTTAAATAGAGCTGCACAAGCATATTTTATAGAACTAGGTAATGAAGGTTTTGGTCAAGATTTAAGAGACGGAGAATATGATCGTTATAGAGACGCAATTCAATACGATGTGTTAGGTAATGCGGCTGATGGAGACAAGTTTCTTACAAGTTTTTTAGGGGCGTACACTCCCCTAGCAAATTCTGTACTTTTTGGTATAAAAAAATATAGTGAAAAAGATTTTAAAGAAGCTGAAAGTAGAGAAAGACAAAAAAGAGAAAAGACCGAAAGAGTTCCTATTGAAATACTTGGTAATGTAGGTATGGTTCCTTTATATAAAGATGTTAGAGAATTACTTATTAAGGATATATATAAAGATATGGGTAAAAATGATGTTACCTATACAAAAGATGAGCTAAAAAAACTAAAAAGAAACAACCCTAATACATATAAAAATTACATATTTAAAAAGAGATCAGAAAAATACAACAGAGATTTAACAAAGTATCAGGAATATATAAGAAACAAAAGAAAATGGAGAAAGGACAACCCTAGAAAATCAAAACCTTCAAAACCGAAAAAACCTAGAAGATGATATTTGACGAAGACAAATGTATGAACAATACATATTATATTGTAACTGGAAAAAAAACTGTTAATGACTTTTTAAACGAAGAAGATGAGCTTTATTTTCTTCACGATCCAAAGAAAAGTACCTTTGCTCCTAACGATCCACTTTACGATACTCTTATTGATTACTTTATATACACAGAAGAATACGAAAAATGTGCAGAAATTTTAGAAATAAAAGAGCTGGTTAATATGAAGATTTTAAATTAATTGTATTAAGTCCCAGCTAGCAACATCTCTATTTCTTTCGTATTGAAACAATGTGTTAAATAGATCGTTAGTCTCTAGCGTAACAGTTTCTTTTTTACCGTCCCTTAAAGTATATTTTATTAAATAAGTTTTCAAAAGTAATGCGTTAAACGAGCTACCTGACCTGTTAGTCTACTATGAATAAATCCTTCACAGGCTAATGGTGCTCCAGTAAAGCCTTTTCTTGAATGCCAACTATCAGCAGACGACGGACTTCTCATGTATTCAACAGTAACGCCAATATAATCTTTAGCGTCTAACCATTTGTGTTTTACTTTGTGATGAATATGATGTAAGTACCAATACCTATGAGTAGTTTCTGACCAGAGTAATGGTTTCTCTTGTGCCATCAACAAGGGTAAATTTACCATCTTTGCCCCGTCTCCATGCTCCAGGCCTAGCAAATTCGTTCCATACTTGTAATACTTACGATGAGCCACGCTAATATCAAAAGTAACATCAACCGCTTTTCTAAACCAACTTTTTAAAGTATGAGCCAGGTGGTATCCAGACTGGTAGTCATGATTACTCATGCTATGAAGAACGTCTACTGGAGCAATCTTTCTTAGCATTTCTACACATTTAACGTATAACATTAGTGCTATTTCGTAGTGTTGCCACCATTTGCCGTCAGTGTCTTGATATGTCCCTTTAGTGGTAGTTGAGTATACGTTGTCAATATGGAGTACATCGTTTCCTATACAAAATAAAACCCTATCTATATCAAACCCTTTAGCCTTATCTATAAGTCCTTTAACGCCCTCTATAACCCTTGCTACAGCAATATCATTATTGTAATCCTGGTTAGTTTCTTTTTCGTCAGCATATTTACCAATGTGTATATCAGCTGGATTTATTACTAAAAGATGAGCGTTTTTTCTTTCTCTTGTAGTTTTTAAAGGAATGTAATCAGGAGAGTAATTTGAAATAAAATCATTTACTTTACCAAATATTTGCTCTTCGTCTAACCCTAAGTTTTCTTTGGTAACTATTGAGAACCGATAGTCTCCGCTACCGCTTTGCCAGTGTTTAACACTAACTATATCTTTTTTATCTATACCTCGCTCCTCACAGTGCACATCTAAAGCTGAATTATTATTTATATTATCTAAATTAGTAGCTCTTTTTTGTAATATATAATCAACTTCTTCGGGAGAAAGTCTTAATCTTTTGCCGTACTCTTTGTTAGATTTCATCAGAAAGGGATTGAATTAAATCAGCCAAAACTTTTATTAGTTTTTGTGCTCTTTTTTTCGCAGCATCATGCTCTCTCTCCATTAAGTCCTCATATAGCTCGTCTCCAAAGGTGTGTATATTAGTTGTTACATAATTAATATGACTAATAGTTGAGACGTCTTCAGGGGCTACTCTTGGCATTTATACTTGGTTTTATCAAATATAAAAAAAATAACGACTTATCCTAATTTTTCAGAATTTTTTATATAACAATTTAACAGCATCAAATCTAAATACTCATCCATAGATATTAAAGCTATGTCTGTTAAGGTAGTGTAGCAGTTTTTTTTACGAACCATTTCTATCACAAAAGTTATAGGATCTCCAACGGTATGAACAACGCAACCTCCCAAAACTACAGATCCTAGCCTTGTAACTGGTATGCTTTGTAAATTTTTTTCTATAAAAGTTGCAATTTTAAGAGCGGTGTAAAGATCTAATTCAGAAAGGTTATCCATGAAATAATCTTCCACATCATAACCCTTAGCCTCTATATACTTCTGTCTTACATCCATGATCATTTAACTGTTTTAGTCTAAACTCTTGTAACCTGGAAAGTTTTCCATCAGGTTTTTTTATTTCAGAAAACAAAACGTCAGAGCCAGGGGGTATGGCCAGTAAATCTGGTATACCATTTTTATTTGTCAAAGTTAATTTAATAACAAAATATCCTTTTGCCTCCAGCTCTCCAATTCTTTTTTCTTGAATTTTTTGCTCTGTCATATTACAAATCTAACAAATCTCTTTTAAAATGAGCAAGGGTGTAATCTTTCTTTTTAACCACCGCTTTGTATATATCTTTTTCAATTCCGTCTCTGCTAAAAATCCAATAAACATTATTAACGAGTCTATTTTTAGTAGTCATTCTGTCTCTGCTTTGCCAGTATGATGTAGCTGAAAAATCTATATTATAATAAACCAATGCATTAGCTTCTTTTAAACTTATCCCCTCTCTTCCTGATACTATTTGCAACGCAATACTTTTGTTAGAGTTTTTAAACTCTTCTAAGTCATTAGTAATTAAGTCTTTGTAGATCTCTTTTAAAGCATTATATTCCTGGGTAAACTTATAAAAAATTGCTATTTTTTGACGTTTAAATTTATTTAGTATAAACTCTGCTTTTGAGTAGTCTAAAATTATTGAGTTACCGCTTTCAAATTTGATTGTTCCAGAACAAAGTTGATGTGTTTTAATCATAAGTTTAGCTGGTGTGTCTGCTAATAATAATTCTTCTTTACCTTCTATAACTCTGTCTTTTTTTAACTGATTTATAATTTTTATAGTTGATTTTTTTAAATCTACATATAACACTTTTTCAGTTGTTTTTGTTTTAAAGCCTGCCAATTTTTGCGTATAATTAATAATGTAAGGGTTTATTTTTTGTAATATCTTGTCGGTACCCCTTGAGTAATCATTAATAAACATACTATTAATTTTTCTTTGCTTTACATCAACATAAGACTTTGCAAAAGCGTAAAAGTTTTTACAATTAGAAAAAGGATTACCAGGTATACCATAAACTTGATGAAACATTTGGCTAAAAGATTCAGGAGTTGGAGTTCCAGACAACAATATTACATAAGGATTACAATACATAATTAATTCTTTAACTTGCCTTGCTCTTTTACTTGGCTTAGGAAATGCACCCATAGAATGAGCCTCATCACACACTACTAAACCCCATTTGTTTTTAGGTAATTTATGAATACTTTCGTAATTAATTACAGTCAAATCATACCCTGGTTTTAATAAATTATGATCATCTACTATACTTGATATGGCTTTTTTCTTTGTTATAAACAAAACAGAAGAGACACTAAGACGACTAGCTATCCCCAGACTTGTAAGAGTTTTACCTGTTCTAACCTCCATAGCTAAATAAACGAAACGATTTAAGTTTAAAATATTTAAAGATTTCTCTATAATTTCAGATTGATATTCTCTAAACTTAATCATTAGTTTTAAACATAAAATATCTACCGCCTAAATCTCTACCCTCTTCGGGTAAACTATTGTATTCGTAAGCCGAGTAAGCCTTTATCCAATTATAAAACCTTCTGCGGGGGACGGTAAACTTTGATTTAGGAGCGAAATCAGGATATTCGCTAATAAACTCATCATACAAGTCTTGCTTATACATTCTGCTATTTGGTTTAATTTTTTCATTTATCTGTGAGTCTCCTACTAAACCGCACCACTCTATAAATTCATGACAAGTCTCGCTAGACAAATCTTTTATTTTTTTGTTTACAAAATTACCCTTAATTAATCCATTGTTAAGATATAACTGCAAGTTAGTCATCATATAATTATCAAACTGACACCATTCAGTATCGTCCCACTCTCCAAACATAAGTTTTCCAAACTCTACCAAAGGAGTAAAGTCTTTCGTGTAAAAATGTGCTAATTCAAGATCCCACTTTCTTCTTTCAAAAGAAGATCCCTTTCCTTTTAAAGCATAATTTGTTGTTAAAGAAACTTTAGGAGATTTACTAAAAGGAATTTTCACTGCATCCTTGTTTTTACGCTCAAGCGTTATCCCCTCTGTTATTATGCTAAATAATCTTTCAAAATCAAAAGATTTCTTTACATCATCAAAACACAATATTTGTGTATCAGCCGAAACTAATTGATATGCAAATGATCTTTCAAACGTAAAACTCTTTCCGTCTATGGTTACACATTTCTTCATTTTAGCTAATGCGTTCATAAACAACCCCTTACCAGTACCACCCTCAGGATTGTCTGATATAATTTCATCATTAAGTATAACAGCTGGACAGTATGATAAATTTTTCCAACCATGCAGCAAATAACCAATGGTAGACTCCATAGAGTTTACTCGGCTATCGTCTTCGCCACAAATATTTGAAATAAAAACTTTATAATCGCAACTACCCACTTTACATAAAGTAAAAGTCCTATCTATAACATGATCTCTCCATACATAACCACCTAAATCTAAATAATCAATTAGTATAATATCAGTTTTTGTAATTTTAACAGCACAATTCATATAGTACAAGTATGCTACGTCTTTAGTGTCGGCTATAAAAAAAACATTTATTGAAGCCATTAATGTTAGAAACTCTTCCCTAAAATATCTAGTTTGTTCAGCAAAATAATTGTAGACAGAAAGATCATCAACTGTAAGTAAATAATTTAAAACAAAATCTTTGATTTCTTTTTCAGACGTATGATCTATTAAATTGTTGGTTACTCTAACGAATACATAATTTTTACTACCCTCTGGGCTAAACTTATAAAAACCATTGTCTTCCAGGTAGTTCTTAAATAATATATGTACTATTTTTATTACTCCTTTTTCATTTTTAGTCCAAAACTTATGATTAGTTTGCTCTTCCTCTATTCTTACTATAACGTTTTCTATGTCACCGATATCAATTTTTTCGTCCTCTAATTGACATCGGATCTCTTTTTTTGAGACGCCACGCCTGAGTTGTTGTTTTACCAGGTTTACCCTGTCTTGATCTTCATAATACTTAGTTCCAAAATTTTGAACTTGTGCGTATGCGGAATTTATTGTTCTTCTAATTTCGTTTATATTAAAATCTTTTGAATCAAAATTACCCATAACATATTCAGCTAAATTTTTAGGAACTCCAAAATCATTAAAGGCTGATGCTAAAATAAAAACATTATTATTTCTCTCTCCGTTTACCAGCCCATATTTATTCTCCCACCACTTCATAAGAATATCTACAATTTTATTTTCATCTGTAACAGGTATTGTTGGCTTGTCTTTATACTTGTTTAATTCAACAAACTCCACTTCCTCTATTTTATCCCAAAGGCTTGACGTCAAATTTATATGAACTAAAGGATCATAAGACTCGTAACAGACTCTAGAAACATTTTTTGAGGTTGTGTCAAAGTATGGTGAATTAAAATATTTGTTTAATGATGAGAAATAATTTTTATGGTTATCTACGTCTTTTGGAACTTTAACTAAAACTTTTAAACCTTTACCACTAGGAGATATAAAAACAGAAAAAACAAATTTATTTTTAGTTAATTTTTCTTTTTCCTGGAGCAAATCTTTACTTGATTTGTATCCGTCAAAATCTAAACAAATTAAGCCGCTATGCTCTGTTAGAGAGGCGTCGTTTCTTTTAGTAAAGTTTCCGCTAAAACATATTGCTGGTAATTGTTTTTTTAAATCGTTTCTTTCTTCTTTGTTTTTTGTAAGTCTTATTTTTTTTACTATATCTTTTGAGTTCCCTTGCTCTATTCTTTCCAGCACTACCATAACATTTCTGTAAAATGGTTGTGATGTGTCTTTTATGTCTTTAAAAATTGTTATTTGCATTATATTAAATTAAAAAAAGGGGGTAGATATAAAAATTTAATTAAAACTGGAAGCTCTTAAACCCCCTGTTATTGTTGGGTGGCAAAACGCCGTTCGTCCACCCCCTTTATGGTTAAAACGGCAAATCTGGATCGTTGTCTGGAGTAACCTTCATACTTTCCAGTTTTGCTGAAAGGTCTTCTTTCTTAGGCTCTGGCTTCCAAGTGTCAATAGATACAGAATGTGATTTACCATACTGATCTACTTCTTTTTTCTTTTGGACATTCAGTTTTATGTATTTCTTAGAATTGTACTCAAATATATGTTCTGATGGTAAATCAGAAAGACATATACTACAAGACACAAGATTTCCTTCAAACTTTGATATACCTGATCCAACAAAAATTTTTTTATCTTCCATTTTTAATGTATTTTAACTTGATGCTCCAAAATTTCTAAAACGTCAGCCATAAGCTGTTGCTTTTGCTGTTCGCTCTCCATAGTAGTTGGAACTTCTACTATAAATATTTCTCTTTCCCAGGACAACTTAGAAAGATAGTGTTTTAATACTTGATAAGCTATTTTATAATGTTTCATAATGTATGAATTGTTCTATGTCTTCTGCAAACAAACCATCACAAAAGAACTTGTCGTGTACTTGCAACGCCTCTAAAACCTTTAATGATCCTCTGTGAATAAAATCTTCGCTCGGGGTGTAGATAGCTAATTGATGCGTATTTTTATCTATAACATAAAACTCCATAGGTAGTCCAAACAACTCTTGATATATAAACGCCTGGCTATCATAGTTATACTTTGAAGCTGAGTATGAAAACTTAGAAATATCTGACGTAGTTTTTAAATCAATTATTTTTTCGGTAGTTACAATATCCGCTTTACCTTTCCAGAATTTGCCATGGATATTTTTTATCATAGGCAATTCATATTGATTTGATTCCTCATAAATATCTCCATGCATTTGCATATTTGCTTTCATAGAGTCAACTAATTTAAATATTTTTTCAGCTTCATGAACTAATAAACACATTTTATTATCTTCACTATTTACAGCCTCTTTATACGCCTTAGTATTACGACTAGAGGCGTCTATTAAAATAAAATCATCTAGCTTTTCTTTTTCTAACATGGCTGTATGAAAAAATCTACCCTCTAGCATAGCTTTTGTTTCTGCTTGAGGTTTGCCAAATTCTTTTGGATTGTTTAGTAAAGTATATATGTCTGAATTAGACAACCATTGTTTACCAAACTTTCCATAATATTTTTTATCGTCTTTTAGTTGATCTAAAACTTCTTTATTATTATCGCTAACTATCATGGCTATTCTATTATAATGTTAGCAATCTCCTTTTTTACTTTTGCAGTAATTTTATATTTCTGCTCTAAAGTTTTGACAATCTTAGGTAATCCCATAGATTTATTTGACGCTATCCAGTCTAATGTTTTTTTCATATCAGCATCTCCCAAGTCAAGAACAACGCTAGTAGGTTTTGTCGGCTCTTTTCTCTCATTTAAAATAGCATTCTTTACCTCGTCTGCTGATGCAACTGATGTGTCTAGCCCTATTCCAAAGTTACCCAAAGCCCTACCCCATGCTGATGTTTCGCAATTCTCAACATAAGATGTTTTATTTATAAAAGAAGATCCGTTTCTTTCCTTAGCCGTTCCCGACGCTAGAAGACGTCCCTCTTCGTTAAGTATAAATGCTTTCATTGTGATAGTGTCCTCTGTGATTTCTATTATACTTGTGTCTAAAGTATACTGAGGATATGTCTCTCTAAAGTATTGTATCCTGGTATGCACTTCAACATACTCTTTACCTTTAATATTTACCGTTTTTAATTTTTTCATATTTATTTAGTTTAATTAGTTTTTGACTGTAATAAGAATATCTGTTCATTACAAACTCCCGTTTTGTTTTTAAATTCTTAATATATTTATCATTCTTCCTGGTGTTAACCTCCTCCTTCATGCTTTTTTGTATCATTTTCAGCTTTCTAATGCAGTTGTTTATAGCTATTGTTACGCATCCAACAACCCAGCCCTTAGTAAAAAAAATTTTATACTCTTCCAGGCTTAACTCTTGAAAGTAATCTCCATTTTTTGCACAATTAAGTATTTCTGTTTTACTAGGAAACTTTTGTATCTTTACTCCTAGATTGATCATGCTTACCGATCCATTCCTTTGTATATTTAGTGTTTCATCATCTACTGCTTGTTTATATATATCAGAAAGGGTATACATTTTAGCTTACTGAATTTTTTAAAATACTATCTACAACCTCTTTATAGTCAGGATCACTATCTACAAACTTTTTTGCTTTGTTATATCCGTAAATAATGGTAGAATGTGTTACGGGGTGTCCGTTATCTTCCATGAATTTTTGAATATAAGAAAACCTTATTGGACGTTCTCTTGACAAAAAGTATAGCATTTGTCTTGCTTCTACGACTTCTCTTTTTTTAGTTTTTGTAAACATTTCATCTAATGTTACATGAAATCTATCTGCTATTGCAGTTGCATACTTATCAAATATTTCTCTTTTCATTTTATTTTTTTTTATTTAATTTTTCTAATCTTTCTATCTCAAACTTGAGATGATTTATAGATTTTTGTAAACATTCTATGGGGCTTTCGTGCTTTCTAGAACTACGGAGACAATATGTAACAACGTTACCTATGTTCCATGTACAATTAAAGTCTTCCACCACATATCTTGCTTGATAGTACCCCTCTCTGTATGTGTCTCCTACATAATAGTTAGGTACTTCAATAGTGTGAGACGGAACATATAATTTAGGATCTTTACTCATTTTCTGTAATTTTTTAATTTATACTTACTCATATCATTTCTTTCCCATTGAAATTGAGGGGGAGTAATATTGGAATAGTAGCTACAAGCTACAAATTTATTATTTAATTCTTGTTTACCACTATTTTTAAAAAAATTATTCATTTCTATATAATTTAGTCTATTTTTTATATCGTATTTTTTCTTTTCCTGGGCTTTCTTACATTGATTTACCAGGTATGTAGACAATTCTTTCATATTATTTTATTTTATTTATATAAAGGGACAGTTAAGAGTATTAACTTATCGTTGGCTTATGCCTTTATAACTGCCCCTTTACATTATAAGAGGTAAACATTTAATATTAAGGTATCTTACACCTATAAAATTATGGGATTATTCCCACCTCTTATTTCTTATAATTATTTAAAATTATTTGCTTTAGTATGGTTTGGTTTAACTTCTGCAACCATTGTATAAATTTTCTGTTTGGCTTTTCCTTTAGTTTTTCCTTAAGGATCATTTCTTGCACCTCTCTCATCTTCCTAAGTCTCTACGCTCATCAGCTTCCATCTCTGCTATTTGATCAAGTCTCATTTGCCTGTACTCGTAATCTTCTGTAATCTCACAATAGTCTTGACAAGAATTACAAACATAATATTCAAAAGAATCAATCTCTAATTCAGCATCAATAGAGTCTACCCAATCACTTCCACAGCACTTACTAACCATTTCTACCCCCATTACCAGTTAAAGTTTATAGGGGTTTCTTTAACTTGTTCTCTTTGTTTTTTTATTTTCTTCTCTAAATTTTTAGATCTCAAGTTTTTATGTTCTTTTACTATATAGTCTATCCAGTCATTATAATCTAATGCCCTGTATTTATACTTGTTAAAGTATTTTTTATAGTCTTTATCCATTTTCTTATGTATTAAGTTAATAAAAAAGAGAAAGAAACACGCCGAACAGCTTCTAATTACATTGTTGATTTCGCCTAACATCAACTCTTTGTATGTTTATATAAAATTCAATTAGTGTGTAATATTACAATATTTTTACTTCAAATCAAAATTTAGCTAAATAAATCTTGCATATCTGTTTCTGATCTTACAAGAACAGCTAACAAATTACTTTCTAATTGTTTATTTTGAGCATAGTCCAGGAGAGTATACTCAATTACCTCTCCGCTATTCATATCATAATCGTTATAATCTAAGTATTCAGCATTAAAATAATATGATATAACATCATGATCATACGAATTAGTAGTTTTTTGATATTTTTTTGTCCATAACGTAGCCAAATGATCGTTCCAATCCTGGTTGGTGTACGGAGATTGAGTTAAGGGGTTAAGCGGATCTTCTTTTCTTTTATTTATCTCGTACAACTGCGTTACTTTCCACAAGTTATCTAATAAATTAATTGTACTCTGTTGGTTTAAACAATACAGATTATGAGACAACAAAGGAGAGACAATCATGCAATCATCATCTTTTAATTCTTTTACCTTTACAGATACCCTTTGTATTCTTCCATGCACCAGGTACCATACATCAGTAGAATTATCATAGTCTATTATAAAACCTAAGTGTAAAGATCTGCTTATTCTATAAAAAGACGCATTAATATAGTCTTCGTCAATTATCCAATCTGTTTTACTTACTTTAATAATACTATTGAAATCAAAGCTACATACCTGGTTAATGTACTGCTGTATATTATCTTGAACTTTCTTGATAGGAAAGTCTTTAGCTTCAATAAAACTAATAGAATTAGTAACTAACTCTACGTTCTTGTCAAAATTTAACTTGCTTAATTCAATAGATATAACAAATTTTTTCATTTTATTACAAAGTTAATCGTTTTCTCCATATATTTCGTGAGTAGTAAATATTCCAACAAAATCGTAGTAATGCCCATGTTCTGTGTGAATATTTCCGTCTTCTCCTATGCCTACAATAAACGCATTTTCGTCGTCTTCTTCAATAAGGTGTAATATATATTTATTTATAGCATTAACATCTTCAAAACTATCATACCATTTTAAATATTCTCCTCTATAAATTACCATAGATAATGATCTTGCTTCGTTAAAACTTTGATCAACTTTTTTAAACATAGAATTTTTGTTTAACGCTTTTAAATCTTTTTCATATTTTTTATTTACCCCTATTATAATTGTGCTTCTATATCCCATAATTAATGTATTATATTTATAAATGTCCTCCGTAATTTTTACCTACAATATCATATCTACATTCACTATCTCCCCTTTCATTCATTCCATCATACTCATCTACTCCACAAGATCCATACTCANAAGGGGCTTCAGAACACGCTTTATCTATTTTATCAACAAATAACTCTTCATTTTCCTGTAAATATTCTAAAACATCTTTATCTTTAATATCATTAGGTACTTCAATCTCTACTTCAGCATATTTATGATATACTGATCTTTGCATAATTTTTACTTTCATTTTATTTAATTTATTGGTTTATGATTTTCATCTAATTCGGTTATTATACTTGTAAACAAAGTAATGCTTTCATCTCCATCATTCCATATTTCAATATTATTAAATATAATATCAAAATCCCCATCTTCTCCGTTAGTTCTGTTTCCTAATAAGTGTATGTACTTATCTTTGTTTTCTATTTTTTGCAGTTCTGCAATCAATTCTTTTACTATCATTTTATTTAATAATTTTTAATTATAATTCTTCTTCGTATTTGGTAATTAAGTCTTCAAGATCCCATTCTGACAATTCTTCATACTCTTTTGGGTTAAAAGATTCGTCTCTTAAATCAAAGTTAAGATAGGTTTGTCCTCCATTTCCATCATTCCAAATAGATACACCTTTGAAATTTGTTTTGCATTCATACCCTACGCCTCTCCTGGTGTTGTATGTTCTTATGCTAGTTACTCTTAAATCAGTCATGATTCATCTAATTTTAACAAAGAGTTTGCCTCTTTCATTACTAAGTAGTTATATCTACTTACCTTAAGAGGATATTGTGGATCTACCAATATGCTCCATGTCTGATCTTCAAATAATTCTTTTTTTAAGTTTTCTTTTTCTTGTTTCTCTTCTTTAGTTAAATTCATAATTATTTATTTTTAAAGGTTTCTATATGTATATCGGTTAATGTGTAACTACTAATATCTTCTTCCTCTTCTCCATCAGCAATTCTATCTTCGTTTAATCTTTTTAAGTATTTTTTTGGATCGTTTGTGCAAACATCATGAAATACCTTTCCATAACTATCTTTATAAGTCATTAATGTAAAAGGTTTATTATAATCAGACTGAATTATATTTAATTTACTTTCTAATTTATTTAACACTATTAGTTTTGAATATATATCTTCCATCGTAGCTTTTTGTTTATCTACGTTCATGCTTATATCATCTCTCATATCGTAATACAAGTAAGATTCTATTGCTCTTGTTATAAGTTCTAATTCTTCTTTATTTATTGATAGTTCTGTTGCTATTTTCATATTATTTATTATTTTGATTAAAATTGATCATTTCTATTTTTTCTATTAATTTATCTAATTCATTAATATCATCATCTACCCTACAATCGTATTCGCTCTCCATTAGGGCGTTTATTAATTCATTTCTAGAATACTTGTTGTCAGTATCTATCAGATAATTCTCTGGTTTATCAGCAAACCAAGAAATGTATTCTTTTGATAGTTGTGCAAAATTTAAATTGACATAATATTCAAATTGTACTTGTTCCCATATTTTTAGCAGTTGTTTTTTACTTTTCATAATTATTGTGTTAATTCATATTCGTCAAACCTTTCCATCTCCCAACTTTCTCCAATTTCTTTTTTTATGTCTTCTAATCCTGGAAATTCAACATCATCAACAGAAATAACGCATCTGTTTACTACTCTACTATGCCCTGAAGAGAGCATTTCTATCGTCTCTATTAAATAATCGTTTTTATGTGTATAAGTTTTCTCTAGTATTTTTTTAAGATTTTCTACTTTTTCTACTTCTCCATTATAATAGATTTGGAATTTTGCATATTCTCCCTGGACATAACCTATTGCTTCTGCCGTTATACTATTAGAAAATTGATCGGGTAGTGTATCTTGGTTTTTCAAAAGTTGTTCCATAAAGAACCAATGCTTATCTTTTGTCCATACATTAACATCTAATTGTTCAAGTTCATTTCTTAAATCATCTCTCCATCTTTCTACGCTCAGTTGAGAATCGTAATCTCTTGTAATTTTTGCTATTATTTTCATTTTGTTTAATTGTTTTTAGTTATTTCGTATGCTTTATTATAGCATTTTTTTCTATTAATATCATTCCAATTACCATTATCATATAAGTGATTATCCTCTCCTATTTGTATTGCTAATTCTATTATATCAAATGTATCTGCTTGTTTCTCATCATTTACATCTATATGTTTTGCAATAACCTTAGAATATTCTGATATTATTATTTTCATTTTGCTTAATTGTTTTAGTTAGCTAAAATAAGTATTAATTATTATATACACAAGTTTTAAACAAGTTATCTGTAATAATCTTTTATTTCATAAACTAAAGTTGTTCCAAATTTCTTTGCTACCCTTTCTAGTTGTGTTTTGGCGTGAACGTACTCTGTCCAGGAGAAAGGAAAACTATCTACATCATTAAGAATTTCTTTTTCTTGTTGGTGTACTATTTTCTTCCATAAATTAATATTGTATTCTAGCTGATCAAATTCTGTTTTAATTTTCATTTTAATTTATTTTAGTTATTTTTATTTCAAAATTGTCATCTATATCTATTCCTAATACTTTATTTATTTCATCTTGTATTATGTCTTGTATTTCAAAATGATGTTCATCAGCAGTTAATGAAGCAAATAACTGGGAATCTATTAATTTATTTATACATCTTATAGATATATCTCTTGTATCATCATAAGTTACTTTCATATTATACGATTTTTTCAAGATCTGTTAACCTTTTTAGTTTTACTTTATCCGTCAAAGTATCCCAATCAGAAGGCATTTCCCAGTCTGGAATTAGTTTTCTCATTGTTGCAAAGACAATTCTCTGTTTAGATATAACTTTGTCTTTTATACTTGTATTTTCTCTTTGTGTCATTGTGTTCATAGTAAGGAACATTTTCATAAAATTTAAATCGTTTTCCATTGTTTTAATTGTTTTAGTTAATAATTTTTTAAATAATATCCATCTTCTTCTTCAATACTCCAGTTCTTTTCTTTCTCGCTGCTTTGCATTCCAAGATCTGTTTTTATTGTTAGGTTTAATTCATTTGCTACATAATTAATGTATTTTGTAGTTGTTGGGCTAGTGTTTATTGTTTCTTCTTTTCCTTTCCATATTCTTTTTATCTCCCAATCTTCAAGTATTAAATTGTTTCCTTTTATTGTTGCAATATGCGTATTGTATGCAATAATTTTGTTGTTCTCTCGGTGTAAGTTTTGCTTGTATTTTTTGAATGTCATAGTTTATTTTTTTGCGTTATTGTAGTCAATTAATATTTCTTTTGTTAGTTGTGCATTTTTTATCCTCATATCCTGGTATTTTAAAAACGTATTTGATAGTATACAAACAATCAATACGATAAATAAATATTTTATTAATTCTAATAGTAATTCTGTTTTAGTTTTCATAAGTTATTTTATAAATGTGTTAGACAATTATTACAAAAAATGTAATTTTCTTTCTCTTCGTTTTCTGCATTACATTTCCAACATTTAACAATCTTTTTTTTGTCTTCTTCTAATATTTCTAAAGCCGCAATACAATGCTCTAATTTTTCTTCGTCGTCCCAGTACATAACACCTTTTTGAAATTGTATGTTTGCTAATGTGGTTTGTAATCTTTCTTTTATTGCTTTTATATTGCAGTCAATAAGTAAATTTTGTCTTTCTATTATCATAATATAAGTTTAATTAATGTTCAAATATAGTTAAATTTATTTAATATGTATTATATTTATTATAATTTTTGTTAAATATCTTTACTATTAATTTTTTGCTTATTCCTGGGTAGTCTCTTAAATTTTCTACGCAGTCGGAAATATCTCCAGTATAAAAACATTCATAATTGGCTAATTCTCTTAATACTATTCTATTTATGGTNTGAAGTTNTATGTCTTCTAGTATTGAATCATTGTAAATCTTTTCNAGCCCCTGGCTTAGTGTCTCGGCGTTTTCTTTTGGGCATATCATACCGCCTCCCATTGAAACAAGTTTGGTGTTTTTNATATTATGTTTCTTTTTTCCCTCTTCTAGTTGTTCATTAGAAAAAGCAAAGAATGTNTTTGTTTTATTAAATAATAGTGTTTGTTTGTCTTCCATTAATTCCGATAGATATTTCATTTATTAGTAATTTTTAGTTAAGAATTTAACAAGATCTTTTCTTGTCATTTTTGTAGTTGGTTTTACTTTAAAAATGCATTTGCGAACACCTGGAAATGTTCCGATTGTCTCACTATTTCGGCGTCAATTAAGTGTTCGTTGCATATTGTTACAAATTCCGTGTATGTCATAATATAAGTTTAATTAATGTTCAAATATAGTATAATTTATTTACATAACAATACAAAAAGATGATTTATTTTGTATTAATATTTTAAACCTTTGTAAGTTGTTGACGTTCAAGCGTTTACATTCTTTTTATCTGTATGTTTTATTTATGGTTTGTTTAGTTCGTGCAGTTATAACGCGANGCGTTGCGTTGTCTCTTGTTATCCTGGAACAAGTAACAAGCAAATAAGTAGTAATACTTACGGCATATAGTAGACGCCTAAGCCCTGGACAAGCTGCAACAAAGCCAAAAAAACCAGGTGGTACCGCGTACCCTAAACAAAAAGCCAAAAAAGTCAAAGGGAAAAAAGTCAAACTTTTTTTTTGCGTTTTAAATTTTCGTTTTCTAAAATCTCAGCGTGTGCGTGTGGTGGTGTATTATACAAATGCCCAGGGTGTGTAAAAAATTTTTATTATATTTGTTAAAAAAAAAGACATGGACATTAATAACAAAACTTCAGATTACGTTAACGGCTTATTCGTAAAGAATGGTAGACTAATAAATGATCGTATGGATTCTGTTACTGGAATAGAGCAGGCGTCAATGTATAGAAAGCAAATGAAGAAACAATATAAGATAGACTGTATCGCAGATGGTATTGAAAGAGCTAAGATGCGTATGGACGGAAGCAAAAATATGTTTAACTATTAAGACATCCCGTTGTTTAGTTTGATTAGTTGTGAAGAGAGGATTCCTAAGGGTTTCCTCTTTTTTTTATACAGATGACAGCTTGTTGCCAGGTTTAATCCAGCTTATTACCAGGAGAATAACTTTACATAACTTTTCTTAACTTATTGATTTCTAACTACTTATATTTTATATTTTATTTTACTCCAGGTTTAAAGTAATAAAAAAGAATATATATAAAATAAATATATTTAAAAAAATTTAATAAGTTATAAATTGCAATATCACTTCTGGATACTGTCATGTTGAATTTTTTGTTATATTTGCACTAATTAAATTAAATTCAATACTAATATGGAAACTCAAGGATACATACCTAAGCAGTTATCTTTTGATGATGAAGCTCGTCAAAAATTAATCAAAGGAATAACGTCAATCTCTAAAGCAGTAAAAAGTACACTAGGCCCTTTGGGTAAAACCGTTCTAATAGAATCGCCTAATCATACAGCAGGAATAACAATAACTAAAGACGGTGTTACTGTTGCTCAATCTGTATTTTTAGATGATCCTATAGAAAACCTTGCAATACAAATGATGAAAGATGCGGCTAGTAGAACGGCTAATACAGCTGGAGACGGAACAACTACGGCTATTGTATTAACTGAAGCTCTAGTTATGGCAGGGCAAGATACTTTGTCTGAAAAAACAAATCATACTGAGGTTATAAAATACATTAACACTTTAACTAAGACTGTTATAAAGAACTTAAAGAAGAGTTCTAAGGCGGTTACACAAGCTAGGTTATTAGATGTTGCCTGTATCTCTGCTAATAATGACAAAGAGATAGGTACTATTATAGCTGACGCTTATCATAAGGTAGGAATTAACGGTATAGTAACTGTAGAGAAGTCTATGACGGCAGATACATACGCAGAGGTTACTAACGGAATAAAAATAGCTAGGGGTTATTCTTCTAATATGTTTATTAATAACCAAAAGAAAGACGAGTGTATACTAGAAGATGTAAAAATATTAGTTTGTGACGCAGAGATAAATAATATATTACAAATAGAAGGAGTTTTAAAGCCAGTAATAAATAACGGAGAGAAACTTTTAATTATTGCACCATGTTCTGCTAATGTTATAAATACTTTAGCCGCTAATGTTGCTCGTAATGGATTAAAATTTTGTAGCATACAGCCACCTAGCTTTGGATACAAGACTCATGAGCTTATGCAAGATATAGCTATGGCAGTAGGAGCTACATACTATAGCGAAAAAACTGGAGACGACTTAAGTTTAATGACAGTAAAGGATCTGGGTCATGCTGACAAAATTATATCAGGACTTGAGAGCACTATTATATTAAAAGATAATAATATTACTGACGAGCTTACAAAAAGAATTGAAGATCTAAAAGTACAGCAAGAGAATACTAAGATAAAAGATGATCGTGAGTTTATAAATGAGCGTATCGCAAGTTTAGCAGGAGCTATAGGGTGTATCTATGTAGGTGGAAATTCAGATGTAGAACAGAAAGAAAAGTATGATAGAGTAGATGACTCAGTTTGTGCTGTTAGATCAGCATTAGAAGAAGGAATACTGTCAGGTGGTGGGCTAGCACTATTTAGAGAGTCACAAAAGCTAATAAAATTATTAAACTCTTGTGAAGATAATAATTACAAAGCAGCGGTATTAATATTGTCAGAAGCATTAATATCGCCATTGAATCAAATAATTTCTAACGCAGGAATGGAAGAACACTTAATTGTAGAACATATTTATGACAAGGCGGCTAGCCAGGGTTATGACGTAAAGAACGAGAAGTTTGGAGATATGTTTAAAATGGGAGTTATTGATCCGCTGAAGGTAACTAGGAACGCTTTAATGAACGCTGTGTCTGTAGCTACAACTATTTTAAGTACAAACGCAATTATAACACATAAAAGGGCAAATGAAAAAGCGTAAGTTAAATTCAAAAAACCCGAAACTCCAACCTGCGGTTGTCGTTTCAAAAGAAAAGATAGAACGAAAACTAATTAATAACAAAAATGGCGTAAAAATTTATGCTATCTTTAAAGGCTAAACTATGAAAGCAATAGGTAAGTATGTAATCATACAAACAATAGAGGAGGAAATAAAAACAAAATCAGGATTACTTTTAACAGCTAATGATGTAGAAGAGTTTAGATACAAGAAAGGNAAAGTAATTAAACCAGGNACTAATGCTACAGAAATCTCAGAAAACGACCTTATTTATTATGATAAGTCTGCTGGCTTTAGCCTTCTGCTGCATGATACTCCTTATACTGTTATTACTGAGAGAGATATCGTTGTTGTTTTATAAAGCTATTCATTTCCTTTATAGATTTACGATAGACTTTATCCATATAAGAAGCATCGCTTCTAAATAAAGGGTTTATATTTGGAGANTCTCCTATTTCCTCGCCATTAAGTTTTTTNTAAATTGTATTAGCTACTCGCTTCCCTTTATAGGAAAGCTCGTAAAGCGTAGTATGTTTCCCGCTACCCTTTCTCCATACATGGATCCAACCGTCTCTAAGCATAAGGTCAAATCTTTTTATATCCCAAGACATAAGCTCCTCATATTCTTTAAATTTAGTTTTATTAAAATACTCTTCGCTATACAGAAAGAGTATCATATCTATTTCTGGAGTTCCTATTTTATGCTTTGCTTTAATCCAATATCTTATAACCCTCCAGAACTTTAAGTAGTTATGATCTGTGTTTATCATTTAATTTAATTTATATCTTTGTAAAAATACAAAAATGGATATAATAAAAGGATCTCAGGAATACATAGACTACATAAATGAATATATAGTTCCTGATTATAAAGTAGAAGACTACATATTAACATTAGGTGTTGATGTATTAATAGATATGTTAGATTCAGGTATTTTATACACTTACGATGACGCATATATAAATGCAAATATGCAGGAAAAGGGTTATAATTTAATAATAGAATGAAGTCTCCTATAGATTTTAAAGACTTTGCAGCAAACCCCATAATAGGAGTACTATTTTTTTGTTTAATAGCAATAGGATATTTATATATTGATAATAAGACTACGCTAACAAACCAAATCAAAGCATTACAAGAAGAAGTTGTTGTTTTAAGAAGTGATTACAAAAAATTAAACGATAAGTTTATAAAAACGTTACAAGAGATTAATGATTAGACTTGTTTTTATATTATTGCTTGCATTGTTTTCTTGTTCCCAACCAGAAGAGCTGCCTACAGAGGTAGAGCCCTCTAATATAAACGTAGATAGCTTGGCTAACGCTACAATAGAGCTAGTAAACGAACAAAAAAAAGAAAAAGTTTTACTAGAACAAGATCTTTGGCGTAAAAAAAGAGATATAAAAAAAATAGAAAAAAAATTTAACGAAAGTATGTATGAATTAAAAAATTTAAAATTGATAAGCGAAGACAGCTTAGTTTTTGATTATAAGATAGTTGTAAAACAAATTGTAGACACAGTAAGGTTTACAGTTAGCGACTCTCTTTGTATAAATTGTAGAGTAATACAAAAGAAAAAAGAAAATACTTTGGTAAGCAAAGCGGTTAAATGGTTTAAAAAGAATATAAAATTATAATTATCTTTGTTGTAAACTAAAAAATAAAAATTCAGAAACTATGTCTAAAAATTTATACAAGAAAAAAACTCCTCCAATGGTTAACGCACCAACCCCTAAGAACAAAAAGAAAAAGGTAGTTAAAAAAACAACATCTAATCCAGACAAGCCAAAGACAAGAACAGTAAGAACAGATAATACTAGGACAAATGTCATGACACCTTATCAAAGGAAAATGATTGATATGCAGAGAAAAGATAAAGTAACTGTAAAGCCGAAGAATAAAAAGAAACCAAATCCAAAGAACAAGAGTATTATGAATACTCCTACTAAACAAATTCCAAAGGCGATCAAGAAAAAGGTAAAACAAAAGATTAAAAACGTAATGAACAATACTCCAAAACAAAACATTAAAAAAGCAATATTTGGAGACTCTAATCTTTATGTAAAAATGTATAAGAAGATGAAGATGAAAGTTAAAAAAATGACTAAATAGAGCGTGGCAGTTAATAAAAAAGGTGTTCTTAAATCCGCAGTAAAAAAAGTTGCAACAAAAGTTATAAGAAGAGCGGGGCCATTAGCAGTGGCCTCAACGCTTTATGATTTTTACAAAAGCGGTCAAAAACATTCTGGAGGTAAAGCCGTAAAAGGTCAAAAGTCTTTTATGAAAAATTCATTAAGAAACACAGGGCGTTTAGTTAAAAATAGAAAATCAATTTATAAAAAAAAATAGTATAATGGCAAAAAGAAAAACAGGGAAGGGATTAAAAAAAGCTTGTTGGAAAGGATATGAAGCATACGGCATGAAAATAAAAGGAGGAAGAAAAGTTCCTAACTGTGTTCCTAAAAGAAATAAAAAATAATGGCTAAAAAATTTAAAATACATAATATGTATAAGAAAGATAAAGTAGTTAAGGCTACGTCTTATAAAAAACATCTTGAACTGAAAAAGAAAGGGTATACACATAAGAAAAAGTAATGGGTACTAAAGGCAGAACAGGAGGAAAAGATGGGAAAAAAAATACTAGCTATTTAAATAGACTAAAAGCAAATAGCGATTCTTTAGCTGTTTATAATAAAGCTTTAAAAAATCAAAGAGAATTAAATTCTATTATTGATTACAATACAAAAACTAAAGAAGAAAACAAAAAGTCTAAAGCGGCGTATGATAAAGAAACGTCTGATATAGCTCAAGCTCGTATTAGCAAACCTGACAGAAGGCCGAATGTAATAATGAATACCTCGGGAGACACATTATCTAGAGATGAATACAATAAGTACGCAAGAAAACAAAATCGCGAAGGAAGAAAAATAGATTCAGACACAACAAACGTAGCTGTAGATAGATACGCGCCAAATCAAACAGGGGTGGGGCCATTTGGAGAAAAGTATGGTAAATTCAGACAGCCTTATAAACCAAAAAAATTAAAGCTATTTAATGAAAGCATGAGATCTGGAGACGTGGAAAAGTTAAAACCTGGCCCGCCACCTAAGAAAGAAAAATTAGTTAAAGTTACTCCAAGAAAAATAAAACCAACTCCTGTTAAAGAAAAAGAGTTCAAACCTGAAAAAGTACCAGGCTATTTAGTAAATAGAAGAAAGAAAAAAAGCAAAATTAAAAAAATTGTATCTTCAATAAATGCTTTTACTGGCAAAAAGGTAATAAGAAAGAAAAGAAAAGTAAGAAACTTGGTGACTGGAAAAAACAACAGAATAAGTTAATATGGCCACTAGAGGAAGAACTAAAAAAGGAAGGATAGCCAGGTCTACAGGAAAGGGAGGGAACTACCGATCTACTAAGTCTGGAGCTGGAATGACTAAGAAAGGTGTTGCGGCATATAGACGTAAAAATCCTGGCAGTAAATTAAAAACGGCTGTAACAGAAAAAAACGCTACAGGTAAAAGAGCTTCAAGAAGAAAATCTTTTTGTGCTAGAATGAGTGGAATGAAAGGGCCCTTAAGAGATAAGAAGGGAAGGCCAACAAGAAAGGCGATGGCGTTACGACGCTGGAGATGCTAATTAATTAATTCTTATATTTGTAAAATTAAAACTAAAAAAAGCCATGGCAAAAAAAGTCCAAGTAAGAGAAACTACTGTTGTAAATAAAAGAAGAAGAAAAGGAAAAGGTGAGGCGGTAGGAAGAATTAAAAAATCTACAACAACAAGAACTGACGGAACTAAGACTGTTACTAAGCTTCGTAAAGACGGTACTCTTAAAAAGAAAAAAGAATTTGCAGCAGGAAAAAAGAAAGCAAATACTATTACTAAAAGAAGAAATACACAGGGAAAATCTGGAAGTTTGACTACAACTAAAACTTATAAAAAAGGTGTTAAAGGAGCTACTATTACAAAAAAAGGAACAAAGAGAAATTTAAATACGGGTTATAGCAGAGATGTAGACACTGTAACAACTCGTAAATCAAGAAGAAAAGCAGCTGTTAGAGGGGTAGGTAAGGCTATTAAAACGGGAGTAAAATTAGCGGCAGGTACAGCTTTAGCAACAACTCCAGTAGGAAAAGCTGTGGGAATGTTAGCAGCAAGAACAGCAGGAGCAGCTATGAGCGGAGCAACGATAGGCACTGTGGCTGGAAGTGTAGGTAGAGGAGCTAAAAGAATTGCAAAAAAAGTAGGCAAAACAGTTAAAAAAGTTGTTAAAAAGAAAATAAACAAGATTAAGTCTAACAGAAGAAATCCTAATAGAAAAAGAATGTAATCATGAGAAATAAAAATAAAAAAGACTACAACAGTATAGGGTTTAAAAATAAAGACATAGATAAATTCGGAATGCTTAGTATAAAAGCAGGCATAGACAATAACCCGAAGATTACTCAAGCTGATAGAATTGCTGGAGCTAAAATGAATAAAAATAAAAAGTAATGCCTACAGTAAAATACAAATGTCCTGATACGGGCAAAAATATGAAAAAAGTTTTTCCTTATAACGCAGTAGGAAAGGCTCAAGCAGGACAGTTTACAAAAGAAATGGGTGGTAACAAGAAGAATAACCCAGGATATGGTATGGAAAAGAAAATGAGTTCAAGTTATTAATATAAAAAATAAAATTATGCAAGGATATAACGACAGGTTAAATGAGTCACTAGGAGCTAGAAATGGCAAGAAGTCTCAATCAATGAAAGACAGAAGAGATGAATCAAAAGGAATGTCAAAAAAAATGTATGGTCATTCTTACGGTGCTGACAAATCAATGTCTTACAGACACACAGCAAAAATAGTAAGACACGATCATTTAAGATAATTATGGCGGGAAGAACTAAAAATAAATTTCCTGAAATAAAAAAGTCTAACCAAGGTAAATTTACGTCTTGGGCAAAACAAAACGGATTTAAAGATGCGTGCAGTGCTGCCTCTGCTGTCATGAAAAAAACAGACAACTATTCTGAGTCTGTAGTAAAAATGGCAAACTATGCAAAAAACTTTGGTTGTAGTAGAAAATAATTAAATAAAATATTATGGCAAAAAAGAAATCAAAGACAGCAAAAAAAAATTTATTAAAAAAAGAGCCTAAAGCTTTAGCAAACTTAACTTATGAAGANAAGGTTGCTTTAAAAACATCAGGTGTTCCTGGTAAAACTAAAACAGTAGAGCCTCCTAAAGAGGTAAAACCAGATTCTCATGTTCAATTTATAACTGCTCGCCCAGCGACGCCAGTTAATTCAAGAGATCGCAACAGATAGCTAAATAAATGAAAGAAAAATTAATATCTTTGTATTCGTATTTACAGTGTAAATGGAATAGTTTAATGAACTTCTTATCTTTTGAGGTAAGTGAGTGCCCAAACACAACTTGCTCATGCAAAATGTAAATAGACCGTCTAAGGGTTTAGGCGATACAATAGCAAAAGTAACGAAAGCAACAGGTTTAGATCGTGTTGCTGATAAAATGGCTAAAGCCGCTGGTATGAGTGACTGTGGTTGTGGGGATCGGAGAGACTCTCTTAATAGAGTTTTTCCATATAAAAAATAAAAAAAATGGCATATCAAAAAATAGTAGTAAATACAGGTCTATCCGCTGGCGTTCTAGCTAGTGATACTAATCATATTCCAGCTTTACCTAACGTATCTTTGGTAACTGGAACAGGAGATTCTGTAATAAGAGGAACAACAACAGGGGCAGACACTAACTTTTGTGTTGATACGAGTGTAAATTTTACAGCAACAACACCCCCTCTTCCAGTTGTGGCTGGCGATATAGTTTACAACTTAACTAACGCTGGAAATTCAGTTGCTGTAAGTGCAGCAACAACTAAAGTGTTGATGACTGCCAATATATTTTCTGCTGCTGTTGGTGGAGAAGATTATAGAATTTTAAGATTAAAAACCTTAATAGATGCAAGTCAAGATTTTGGAGCATTAGGAGTAAGTGGTGGTGATATAGTTTACAATACAACAGCAAATACTCAAGCGGTAGTTCAGTTTGTGAACGGAAGTGTTTTAAGTTTAGATGTTGATATTTTTGGTACACCAACAACTTTTAATAATTCATATACAATTTATTTATCTGGAGGAAAAGGATCTGCAACTGTAATGGACTCTTCTGACTGCTGTTTATTATACGTCGGTACTAATACAGTTAACGGAAGCATGACACTAGCTACTCAATATGTAGACTTAAGGGTTTTAACTTGCGGTGATAATGAGGTAATATTTAAAAACTTTAAAGTTGGAGAGTATTTGCCAGTTCAAATAAAACAACTATTTTCAACAGGAACATCAGTGTCTGCTAGAGAATCATGTCTAGCTATTTGGTAATATGACAGTTATTTCTGAAAACACAAAAGTTAGTCTTAGTCCTAAAAATCTTATTACTATAATTGTGTTAGTTGCAAGTATGGTGGGAATGTATTATTCTTTACAAGCACAAATAGAAATAGCAAAAGAATTGCCAGAACCAAGTCAAACTCCAACGGAGCAAATGATAGAAATACAAAAGGAGTTGGTTTTTATAAAAACAGAAATGTTAGAAATGAAAGAAACTTTAAATAGGTTAGACGATAGAATTTATCAATTAAGAAAATAATGAATGAGAGCAATAAAAAAAATTATTGTTCATTGTTCTGCAACTCCACGAAATAAAGATTTTTCAGCAGAAGATATAAGGGACTGGCATGTAAAAGGAAATGGCTGGGACGATATAGGTTATCACTTTGTAATAAGACTTGATGGTTCTATGGAGTATGGAAGAATGGTGGACAAATACGGGGCTCATGTTTCTGGACATAATTACCAAAGCTTAGGTGTATGTTATATAGGAGGTATGAGTAAAGACATGAAAGACTGGGAAGACACTAGAACCGATGAACAAAAAAAATCATTAATAATTTTATTAAAAAATTTAAAAAAATTTCACCCTGAAGCCATTATATATGGCCATAGAGATTTTTCTACTAAAAGCTGCCCAAGTTTTGATGCAAAACAAGAATACAAAGATTTATGAATATATGGAATAAAATTTTTGGATCAGCAGGCATAGAGGTTGCAGATAAAGTAACAGGCATAGTGGATAAATTTATTCAAACGCCTGATGAAAAAGTAGCGTTTAAAAAAGAGATGTTAAGAATATTTCATAATGCTGCTAATGAAGAACAAAAAAACGTAACAGAAAGGTGGAAAAGCGATATGACTTCAGATAGCTTGTTATCAAAATCTGTTCGGCCAGCTGTACTAATTTTTCTAATAACCAGCACAATCTTGCTTATTTTTATTGACTCAGGATTTATTACCTTTGTAGTTGATGATGAGTGGAAAGATCTTTTAAAAGTTTTGCTAGTAACTGTTGTTGCTGCATACTTTGGAGGACGCTCATACGAAAAAGGAACTAAAATTAAAAATAAGTAATGTCTAAAATATCATCGTATCCGATACAATCAATAATAGTAGGAACTGACAAGGTAATTGGTAGTGATGCTATTAATGACATGGCAACAAAGAATTTTACTTTTGATGATATTGCTATTTTTCTTAACACAAACAATAAAATAGAAAGCAACGCATTAAGGTATCAGTATCAAAACTGGAACACAGGTGATGTAAGAAGGTCTGGAACTATATCTTTTTCAAACTCAGGAGCTGGAACACCTGCCTTTTCTTCTTTAACAACATTTATGTTAAGCAAGTTTATGTTAAAATCAAACATAGACGTTTCTTCGTACTATTCAGTACCACTGATATCTTCAGTAGTTTTAATTTCACAAAGCGACAATCCTTCAAATTTTGGTGTATATAATTGGAATTCAGCTACACAAGACGGAGCNGANCCTAATTTTTTTGATATAGGATTATCATTTAGAGCTGGTGCTGGTAACCTTATAAACGATAAAGATTATTTCATATCTTTGCTAACGTATGGCGGAGCTACTTCAGGAGATAAAAATTATGTTTTTTCTCAAGATGTGGCGGCTAATCCTTGGATTGTAAATCATGGATTAAATAAGTATCCGTCAGTATCTGTTGTTAACTCAGCGTTAGAAACAGTATACGGAGATGTAGATTATGATAGTTTAAATCAAGTAACAATAACTTTTAACGGGCCACAAACAGGAAAGGCCTTTTTTAACTAACAAAAAAACATAACATGAAAAAAATATTATTAACATCAGTATTAAGTTTATTTACAATTTTAGCTTCAGCACAATTTATGGTAACAAGCATGATTAGTTCGCCAGCAGACGGAGAAGAAATAAGCTTAGACAATTTAACGGACAACATAGGNGTAATGTANACTATGGATAAAATAAGTGCAGGAGTAATGATGAATGGAGATGACTATAATTTTGTAGCAAGATATTCTTTAGGTGAACGCCTATATGCTTACGGATTAATGACTGAAGATGAAGAAGTGTCTTTAGGAGTTGGGTATGCTTTAAATGTGTGGAAAGAACTATACATAGAGCCGTCTTATTTATTAGATCTTGAAAACGAAGACTATGAAGGGGAACTTAAACTAAGCTTAACCTATAAATTTTAACAATATAAAACACAGATAACATGGCAATTAATTTTTTACAAAATGTCTCGCTCAATAACACAGAGCTACAAAACTTTAAAGTACANAANGTAACTTCTGATCCTTCCGTAACAGGGGAAGGTCAGTTAATCTATAGATCAGACTCTAATGTTCTAAAATTTTACAATGGAGCTAGTTGGATTACTTTAGATAGTAACGCTGGTACAGTTACATCTGTAGGTGTTTCAAGTAACTACTTTACTATTGGTAGTTCTCCGATAACTTCTAGTGGGACAATATCTGTAGATATGCCAGCATCTGGAGTTACCGCAGCATCTTATACTCTTGCAAGTATTACTGTTGATTCAAAAGGATTAATTACATCAGCATCAAGCGGCTCGGTTAATGTAGGGGTTACGACTTTTACTAACGCTAACGGAACATTTGTTTCGGCATCAACTGTTAACTCATCTGCAACTGGAGCTGTAACAATGGGTACTATTGATTTATCTGCTTCTGGTTCGCCAAGTGGTTCTACGTTCTTAAGAGGTGATAATGTTTGGGCGTCTGTACCTGGAGGATATACTAATTGGACTTTACAGGGTGATTCAGGGTCTAACTTAACAGTTAATGACGGAGTAACAGTTGATTTAGCAGGGGGAACAGGAGTTTCTACAGCAACAACAGCTACAGGAATGACTATAACAAACACTGGTGTAACTTCTGCGGTAGCAGGATCAAACATATCAGTAAGTGGTGCGACTGGAGCTGTAACTATTGCATATACAGGCGGAACTGGAACTATGAGTTCATGGAATTTGGTTGGTGACTCAGGAAGTCAATCAATAACAAACGGAAACAATGCTACTTTTATTGGCGGAACTGGTATTACAACGGCGGCAAGTGCAACTGATGATTTAACAATTACTCTTGATAATACATCGGTAACGGCAGGGTCATATACTTCGGCTAACTTTACAGTTGACGCACAAGGTAGAATAACTGCCGCATCTAATGGTGGTGCAGGAACAATGACTTCATGGACTATTGGCTCAACGACAGGATCAAATCAAACTGTTAGTAATGGTCAAGTAGTAGATGTTGTTGGTGGAACATACATTAGCGGTTCTATTGCGGGAACAAGAACAGTAACTTTAGCTCACGATACTACATCAAGAAGCGATACTACTAGTACAAGTTCTCCAGGATCGGCAGGAACGTTTACAGCGGTTGACTCTGTAACAACAAATAGTACAGGTCACATAACTGCTTTAAATACTAAAACTGTAACAATGCCAACACTACCTACTGTATATAGTGGGTGGTTATTAACAGGAGACAGTGGTACATCAGCAAACGTAACGGCTGGCTCAACTGTAGATATACAAGGTGGAACAGGAATAACAACAAGTTCTAACGGATTTATTCTTGATGTTACAAATGATGGTGTTCTTTCTAATATTGCAGGAACAGGTATTGGGGTAAGTGGAGCTACAGGAAATGTAACAATATCTAATACAGGGGTTACTTCAGCGGTTGCTGGATCTAATATTAGTGTATCATCAGCAACAGGAGCGGTAACAATAGCTTACACTGGAGGAACAGGAGAAATGACTTCTTGGACTTTAGCGGCAGACAGTGGCTCAAGCCAATCTATAACTAATGGTAATACAGTAACAATACAAGGTTCAACTGGTATTGATACAGCGGTTAGTGCTACAGATGATGTAACAATTAACTTAGATTTAAATGAACTAACAACAATTACTTCGGCAGCAGCTACGGCTGAATTAATTATAAATAGTTCTGGTAACAAAAAGATTGATATAGATGACATTCACTTAAATCAATTTGGTGATGCTGAAGGGACTATTGACATGGGAGGATTTAAAATCCTAGATGTTGCAACTGGAGTTTCAGGAACCGATGCTGTAAACGTAAATCAATTAAACGCTGCCGTTGTAGGTCTATTAGACTTCAAAGGAGGTTTCAATGCAAGCACAGGTGCAATCGTAGGTGGAGGAAACTTAACAAGTGGTGCTTCAAGAGTTGCTATAGCTGTCGGTGATTTTTATGTTGTTACAGTAGCTGGTAATTTCTTTGGAGATGCTTCAGAGCCATTAGAAATAGGAGATCAGGTTATTGCTCAAACTGCTGCTGTTCAAGGAGCTTCGGTAATTGGAGACTTTGTAACAGTACAGGCGAATATTGATATTGCAACAACTACTACAGTAGGTTTAGTAAGTGTTCCAACATCAGGAGGAATTAATGTAAGTGCAGCAGGAGCAATATCTTTAGATTCGGGAGCAGATGCTTCTTCAGGTTCTGCAACACAAACGTCATCTATTACTACTAATGCTTATGGTCAGGTTACAAGTCAGTCAAATACAACTATTGCAATACCAGCATCACAAATTACAGACTTTTGTCAAGCGGTAACAACTTGTATTGGTAATAATCATAATGCTGTTGCAAATATTGGTAACAATTCAGCAACAACTTACACTGTAACTCACAATTTAGGAACAAGAGATGTAATGGTTCAAATTTATCGTAACGAATCTCCTTTTGATGATTTAGGTTGTGGAGTTGAAAGAACTTCAACATCTGCGATTACTATTTCTACAGTAGATCCTTTAGATACAAATGAAGCAAGAGTATTGATTACAGAAATACTTTAATCTAAATCACATATACGGGTTTAAATATTGGCATAACGCTTTTATTTAAATTCGTATATTTGTAAAAATCAAATAAAAATAACTATGTCTTCTTGTAATATAACAGATAATAGATGGTTTTGTGATAACGTAAAAATTAAAATGGGGGATGGAGGCCCTGGAAGCGGTGGCAACCAAGTACCAGATTTTACTATTTATCATGATGCCCCTGGCGGATCCTCTAATATAAACTATATTACAGCTACAAAGTTTGCAAGTTCTGATCCTAATGATCCAAATCCAAGGCCAATATACATACAAGCTACCGAAACAAGAATAGAGGGTGTTGATGATATTATGGCAACCTTCATACAGGCAAGTAATTATGTAGGGGGAAATAGTGCTGTAAATTTATATGCTGATAACAACATAAGATTTACAACAACAACAGCGGGTGCAACCGTTAATGGATCGTTAACAATAAACACAATAGTTAATGCAGGTACTGATACTGATAAGTTTTTAGTATCAGGGGCAAGCGGTACGGTTAAGTTTAGAACAGGTGCTGAAGTAAGAAGTGATATAGGTGCAGGAACAGGAAATGGAACGGTAACAAGTGTAGGATTTTCTCATGGAGGAAATGCTTTTACAACAGGTGGTGCGCCAGTAACAAGTAATGGTACAATTTCCATTACAATGGCAGGTA